GCCGGGCAGGTCGCCGGTCGACCGAAGGGCGCCCTGCTCCCTCGAGTAGCGGATCGTGAGATCAGCCGCCATCTACTTCTTCCGGTGCGCCTCGGCGTTGGGGCAGGTCGCGAAGTGCGACGTGTAGAGCTTCAGCCCGTGCTTCTCGGCTCCGGCGCGAGCCTCGTCCTGGCGCTGCGGGCCGCTGATGTAGATCGCCACGCCGTTGACGACGACGATGTTGCCCTTCTCCGGGTTCGGCTCGATGTCGAGCGGGATGCGTTTCCCGAAGATCGTCTCGACGAAGACCATGCGAGCGCCGCAGCTGCGGCAGGGCTTCTCTCCGTCGCGGGGCGGGGCGCTCGTTGCTTCTTCCAGTCCAGTCACTTCCGACTCCTCTCTCGTTGGTCAGGATTCGCCCGGCGTCGGCTTGTCGGGCGGTCGCTTCACTTTCCGCTTGTCGAACTTCGTCCCTTGGCTTCGGCGGACGTGGTCGCGGGGGTTGAAGGGTTTGCCGTACTCGGCGGCCTCGGCGACGGCGGTGAACATCGCCTGCTTGTCGGCGATCTTCTCGACGACCGAGTCGCTGAAGGCGAGTTCGAGGTCGGCCGCGTAGGGGATCGGCCCGTTGACTTTCGCCCACGCTTTCAGCCGGCGCTTCACGTCGCGGGTGTCCCCGGTGGCGAAGTGCCACCAACGCGCCAGCTGGACGGCGTCCTCGAGCGGGGCGTCGAGCGGCAGCTGCGAGTCGGGGCGAAGGTGACGCGGCAGCGGGCAGGCTCGCGGCGCCGGGCATTCGGAGCAATGCGTCCCCGGCGTCGGCTGCCACTCGCCCGATTCAAGGCTCGCCTCGAGCCGCTGAAGCTGGACTTCGAGGTCGAGCTTGAAGTCGAGCAGCTGCTCCCGGCGCACGACGCATTCCTTCGTCGCAAGTTCGCTCTGCGGTCCCTTCCGGCGCAGCCAGCGCGGGTAGGCGTAGCGGAGGCGGAAGTAGTCGATGTCGTGGCCGAGCGCCAGGCCGTCCGCGTTGTGGCCGAAGGCGAGCAGCGTCGCGTAGACCTGCGTCTGGAAGTTGCCGCCCCACTTCGCCTTGCCGCTGCGCGGGTCGACGACGAGCTCGCCGGAGGCCTCGAACTCGACGCTGTCGTCGAGCGCCCAGCTGGTCTTCCAGTCGGTCACGTCGAGGTAGACGTTGGGCTGCTCGATGAGGTCGATGCGGGCGCGGATCGTCCACCGCCCCAGCTGCAACGTCATCGGCTCCTCGACGCCGACGATCCGCTTCGTCGGGTCCGGCACCCTGACGCCTTCGCACCAATTCCAAGCCAGTTCTCGGAGGACGTCGCGCTCCCGCGCCGGCACCGCGAGCGTCGGGTTGTCGCGGAGGACGTCGAGCATGATGTCCTTCCCGATTTCGGGCGGCAGCTGCGGCTCGTCGTTTTCGATCAGGTACCGCAGCCCGCGCTCGGCGAAGACGTGGAAGAGCGTCCCCCGGTTGAGGGCGTGGGCGGGAGCGCCGCCCGACCACCGCCGGTAGAGGTAGGCGGCGCGGTCGCAGCGGTCGTGGTAGTTGAGGAACGTCTGCGAGACGAAGCCGTCCTCGAACTCGATGTTCTCCTCGGCCGGGACCGGCGGCATCTTGCGAACGTCGATGCGGCGGACGGCGTCGCTCATCGCTCGCTCCTCCAATCTTCATCCGGTTCGTTGCGAGCGTCCAGCTGGTCGCTGATCGTGTCGCCGTCGATGGTCGCCCCGCAGAGCGGGCAGTCGCCGACCTCGGCCGGGATGCGCTCGTCGCAGGCCGGGCAGTCGATCTCCTCGTCGCCGCCGTGGAAGTGCGGGTGCGAGTTGTCGACGCCGACCGGGTAGCCGTCCTGCTGTCCGAGTCGCATCCCCATCAGACGCCCAGCCTTCCCGGCCAGTCGGCGCCAGCGATGACCGTCTCGGCGATCTCGGCGTCGAGGTCGACGGCCATGCTGACCTCGAGGTTGAGGGCGCGGAGGAAGTCCTTCCGTCGCAGCGCGTCCATCAGGCGCCCTCCTCGACGAGGTATACCTGCCCGACCTCGAACTCGAGGCGGGCGCCCCGCTCGACCTTCATGCCGTTCGTGAAGGTCTTCAGGAACCACTCGTCGCCGAAGGTGATGTCAGTCCCGACGCAGGCCCAATTCACGCCGTTGTCGCTCTGGAAGAGGGAGACGGTGATGTAGCCCGGCGAGACGTGGGTGACGTTGACGCGGAGGCGGCGCGGCACCGCTCAGCCCTCCGCTTTCTTCAGGTCGTAGATCATCACGTCCGGCCAGCCCTCGCCGCCGAACGGGCGGTAGAGGATGCCGCAGCCGTGGCGCTTGCAGACCTCGGCGGCGGCGACCATATCCGCGTGACCGCCGGGAAACACCGTCCAGCCCTGATGCTTCGCCTCGACGAAGACTGACTTGCAGCCCGCCTCTTGCAGATCGGTCGCCACGGCGAAGGCCTTCTCGCGGTCGAGGTACTTCGCCCTCTGTAGGCGCTCGGTGCTGTTCACCTAGACCACCGCCCACTTCGACGGGTCGTCACCGCGCAGCTGCTTCTCCCAAGCCGGGATGACGCCGCCGCGAAGGTTCCCGATCCGGCGCCGGAGCTCGGCGCGGGCGGTCCTTTTCGTCTCCGGGTCCGAGCTCTTCGCCCTGATCCGTAGCTCGATGCCGTTGTAGTCGATCATGCGTTTTGACACTGTGACTCCTCCTCGGTTTCGGTACTACTCCCAGCCGCCCTCGTCGATGATCTCGTCGATTGCCTTCGACAGGCGGTCGGCCAAGACCTCGCGCTCGTCGTCGGCCCGTTCTTCGACCTCTTTGACCAGCTGCATATCGGTGTGGCGCTCGCAGGATTCGGCGACCCACTCGCGCAGCAGGGAGGTCGGCACCGCCTCCAACTGCGCGGACTCGATGCGGCCTTCTTCCTCCCACCGCCTCGAGCGGGTGTCGGAGGCCTTCGGCGGCGCCGTCTCGATGTCGTGTTCTTCGATCTGATCCTCGGTCAGCCCGATCCGCTCGGCGGTGAACTTCTCGAGGGCGGCGGGGCGGCCGATCTCGCCGGCAACGAAGGCGAAGACGTCATCGCGCATCGTGTCGTAGATGGATTCGCCGCTCTGGTCGTAGTCGCCAAGGTGCAGGAAGACGGTCGGCAGCGGCTCGGCGATGATCCGCTTCGCCATCCGGTAATTCGACGTGACGCCGGGGAAGCCGCCGGTCCCGGTGACTTTGACGCCGTAGGGCTCGGCCGCCCTCGCCAGCATCGGCACGATGCCCTCCGTCTCGCACCAAAGCTCGATGCGGACGTCCTGGCCCTCGCGGGTCGGGCGGGAGTAGTAATCGGCCCGGTCGCGCTGACCGTTCCAGAAGTCGAGCATCGAGTCGTAGCCGTAGTCACCGCCAGCCGAAGTGCCTTTGTCGTCGCGGATCGACCCGAACGGGAGCATCTGCGCCCGGCGGGCTTTCACCATCAGATTGCAGAGGTTGTTGTACGCCTTCTCGGTCTTCGGGTAGTCGTGGCGGCCGACCATCATGTAGAAGATTTGCCGGGCCGTCAGCGGGAGCTCGTCGCGCTCTTCGACCAACACCATCTTGACCTGCTCGAGCCGGTCAAGGCTCTCTTGCTTCGGGTTCCAATTCATGTAGCCCTTCGCCCGCTGCCCCATCAGGAACGCCCCCCTTCGATGCCGGCGGTGACGATCTCGAGCCGCCGCTTCTCGACGATCAGCTGCACGGGCGCCGGGTCGCCGCCGATGAAGACGACGACCGTCTGCTCGGGCTGCGCCTGGTCGAAGGCCTCTTTGCGGACGAAGCCGACCGCGTCGTCGAGAACGGTGACGCTCTCGCGGTACGTGTCGCCGTGGCAGACGAAGGCCTCTTCGCCGCTCAGGCTGACGAGGTACCCGACCTCGGCGGCCACCCTCTCAGTCCACCGCTTCGGAACTTCCTGTTGCATCGCTGACTCCTCTCGGTTAGTTCGGCCGCGCTCTACTCGGCGGCGTTGTTCTCGTCGATCAGCTTCCGCATCGCATCGAGGCGGGCCGTCTGTGACCGTAGGTCATCGACCGGCGCCATCGCGGCCTCGAAGGCCTCGGCGCCGAGCTTCTGTCGCAGCTGCGTCCGCAGGTCGTTGATCTCGCGCTCGGTGTCCCTGAAGTCCTCGAGCGTGGCGATGGTCCGGTCGAGCGCGTCGTGGTCGTGCTGCGCCTGGACGATGAGGCGGTTGAACTGGCCGGGGACCATCGCGAGGCGGTTGATCTGCTTGATTTCGTCGTAGATCGCCTCGCAGCGTTTGATCTGCTCTTTGGCCCGGTCGTCGGTCAGCGCGGGCGTGACCTCGGCGCCGGACGGAGTCGCCTGCGGGATGCGTTTGACGCGCCCCTGGCCGATGTACTGCGCCTTCAGCGCCTCGACGAGCTCGACCGGCAGCAGCGGCTCGTAGGCGTTGCGCTGCGCCTTGGAGAGGGCGATGGAGCGGACGAAGGGGTTGGGGACCGTCTGGCCGTTCTCGAGGGTGACGAGGACCGGCTGCACGAACGTCCCGAAGTTGCCGCCGCCGTGGAACTCGTTTTCGGCGTAGACGGTCGCCTGCCAGGCCTCGGCGCCCTTCTCGTCGCGGACGAGCTCGAACTTCGGCGCGAAGGTCGGGGCGATGCGGATGCGGGTGAAGCCCCGGACGTTGAGGGTCCGCACAACCTCGGCGACGCCTTTGTAGGAGAGGCCGGTCGTCAACTGGCCGTCCTCGTCGGCGAACGAGTAGACCATCACGTCGAGGGCGCGGCCCTGTATCTCGTCGAGGATTTGAAGCTCGTCGTGGACGGAGAGGACGCGGTAGACGTCGCGCTCGTTGGCCGGGACGAGCTCGCCGGCACCGGGCCGGAAGTCGTCGGGGTCGAACTTGGCGAGCGGATCGGCGTCCGGGTCGAAGTCGGGCGCTTCGGCCGCAGCCTGCGCGGCGTCGACCTTCGCCTTGTCGGGGACCGGCTCGGCGGTGCGCTCGGCGGCGGTCGCCTCGGTCGCCTCCTCGGCCTTCGCTTTGCTCTTCGCCGTCGACCGGCTCTGCTTCTGGCCGCCTCGTTTCGGTCGCCGCTTAGCCACGCTGACTCCTCTCGTTGGTCCGTTCGATCCCCAGCACGTCCGCGATCTGCTTCTCCCGGTCCTCCGGCAACGGTTCCTCCTCGCGGAGCCACCGGGACATCGACATCCGCGAGACGCCGATCTGCCGGGCGAGCCAGGCGCCCGACCGTTCCTGCTCGTCGAGCGCCTTGTGGATGGCTTGGATCATCTGCGCGGCCACGTTACAGATTGGCTCGGTCGCCGTTTGGGGCGATCTCGGAATACGCGGACTCTTCGACCACGGCCAGCCGCCAGCGCCCATCTACGGCCCGGCGCTGCCGCGCCCGCAGCACCGCGCCGTACTCGTTGACGCTGACGACCGAGCAGCGGAACTCGAGGCCTCGGTCGGGGCGGACCCGGTAGATGCGGTAGGTCGTCATCCGAGCCTTACCCCGACGCCCTCGAGCCGCTTCAAGAGGATCAGGCGCCGGAGCTCGTCGGCGGTCGCCGCGACGCGGATGCGCTGCGGGTCGATGTCGATCTTCAGCGCCTCAGCGACCAGCTGCGGGTAGCGCTTGCGGCCGAGCCGGCGGATTTCGTCGTTGACGTTCATCGACCGCTCCCTTCCGCCTCTTCGACCGCCGCCGGGTCGAGCAGCCGCAGATCGGATTCGGCCTCCTCGATGCGTTCGGTCGCGATAGCCATCCGGTCGCCGCCGGTTTCCTCGTTGAGCTTGGCGACGTCCTCGCACAGGTAGGCCGCTTCGCTGCATTCGCGTTCGCCCTGGCGGACCAGCTTCAGGCCTTCGGCGCCGTACCGCTCGTAGTAGGCCTCGCTGGCGAGCAGCTGCCGCGCCATCCGAACTTCGTCGGCGTGGGCGGACGGGTTGCCTTCGCTGCCGGTGACGAGCAGCAGCACGACGAGCCCGAGGCCGACGAGGGCGGCGGCGATGCCGATTGCCCGCCGCATCACTCGACTCCGTTCGGGACGAAGGGGATGCCCGCCTTCGGGGAGCCCTCGATGTCCTGCTCCCGTATCCAGTCGGAGACGGGGAGCCACCCGCGCTCGTCGGCGATGACGATGACATCGGGGTTGTATTTCGGCGCGTACTCCTCGACGAGCCGCTGCACCGTGAGTTCGATGCCGTCCGCCGTCAGCGTGACCGGCTGGTCGATCAGGTGCTCGACGTGTTCGTAGTTGCCGGTCCTCGTCTCGACGATTACGACGCGGGCGGTGCAGAGGTCGGGCTTGCAGCTGTCGCCGCCGCAGACGACGCAGCCCGGCCCTTCCCAGCCCTGCTCCCTCGGCTTCCTCGGCAGGTTCGCCGCCACTTCGGCCAAGACCGACTTCGCCGTGTCCTCCTCCTCGACGGCGAGCTCGACCTCCTCGACGGTCAGGTCGTGCCGCACGTCGACTTGTGCGATCCGGTCCCTCATCGCCGTCTCGGCGGCGAGGATGATGTCGTCGTCGTTCCCCGTCATCGCCTCGACGAACGCCCCCGCTTGCGTGAACGGGACGCCGATCTCGACGGAGAAGAAGACGCGGTCGTCGCGCTCTTCTACAGATGCCACGGTTGACTCCTCTCGGTTGAACTGCGATTGCCTGGCGAGTGTAACGGAAGCCGTTACACCTTGCAAGGTGCCTTAACGCCGACGACCGCCTCGCGAGAGACGGTCGTCAACGGCAATCGCTCGGGCTTCAACCGGAGCGAAGACGAACTCTAGCGGGAGCCGTGCAGCGCGTCGACCACGTTCGAGACGAGCAACGGGCCGAAGGCGACGATGACGGCGAGGATCGCCGCGACGAGGGTCGGTAGGCCGACCTGCGTCGTGAAGCCGTAGACCGCCAGGCCGAGCGCGGGTCCGGTCAGCGACTCGGTCGGGCGCTTCGCGAGGGTGTTCATCACTTCCCCTTCCGGTGCGGGTTGTGCTTAGTGCGCTTCTTCGGATGCAGGAACATCCACCGCTCGGCCTTGCGCCGGTTGAGAAGCCCCTCGACGACGACGCCCCCGGCGTGGCTCCATTTCAGGAACTCGTCGGCCGCGCCGTGGTAGTCACCGGCGTTGAGCTTCGCCTGAAGGGTCGAGCCGGCGACCGCCCCGGCGCCGCAGTTGAAGGCGAGGCTGATGAGGGCGATGCGCTGGCGGATGGCGAGCTTGACGTGGATGTTCGCCTTGACGGCCCGCGCCGCGACCCGGAGGTCGTGGGCGAGCAGCCGCATCGCCTCGGCCTTCGACACGTACATCCCGGCGTGGACGTCCGGCCCGGTGTGGCCGTAGCCAATCGTCCAGACGGGCGGCGAGGCAATCGTGTCGAGGTAGGCGTGTTGCAGCAGCCCCTCCCACTTCGCGACGAAGCGGGCCGCCCACAACATGCTCCAACGCTTCCTCACGATGCCCTCCCTCGAGGCTCGGCTTGGTGGCGGGCGCGGTACTGGCGGTGGAAGACGAAGTCGATCTTGGCGCCGGTCTTCGGCCCGATCTCGCCGTCGACGTGCAGGCCGTAGTCGCGCTGGAAGGCTTCGACCGCCCGCTTGACCCGGCGGCCGAAGCGACCGGGCGCCCGGCGCAGGTAGGCCGGGCCGTCACCGTGGCGGATGAAGGCGAGGCGGCGCGTGTAGTGCTTGACGCGCTTGCCCTTCGAGCCCTTCTTCAGGACGTGGAAGGTCGGGAAGTGGACGAGGCCGTTGTAGTTGAAGTGCCAAGGCTCCGAGAAGGCTTCGCTCTTGACCCAACCGAACCGGGCGCCGTGTTCGTGAATCCACGACTGGCCCTCGCCAGTCGGCTCGTCGACGCAGACGCCCATCCCGTGAAGAGAGGTTCCGACCTGCGCCGCCAGCGGCCCGCCTTCGAGGTAGATGCGCCAGCGCGTTTCCTGCATCGCAATCGTGCGATAGCTCGATTCGGGACCGCCCGGAGCGCACCCTGCTTCGGCCGGGCCGCCCGGCGCGTTCCATGCCGCCGCCGCTGGCTTGGCGAGGCGACCGCCGGGGATGTCGGCGAGCGCTGAATCGGGGAAGCGACCGTTCGGGTAGGTCATCGGCCGAGAGAGTACGCCTTGGCGCAGTCGGCAATCGGCGAGCCGGGCTTCTTCGCGACTTCGGCCTGCGAGCGGATGACGCTTTCGATGGCCCGCTGCTTGCGGTCGATGGCGAAGCTCTTCGCTCGGATCGACGCGGCGTAGGCGCTCGACAGCTGACCGGGCGGACTCGCTTGAAGTACTGCTTGGAGCAGCGCCCGGTCGGAGCGCAGGACGAGGATGTCGCCGCGCAGGTCGGAGACTTCCGCCTTCCGCGCCAGGTTGCCGCGTTCGCAGCCGGCGAGGGTGTTGTGCTGCTGTTCGCGGACGAGTTCGGCGATGTCGGTCGTCTGCTGCGAGTCGGTCCCGGCGTTCGTCCAGAGCAGAGCCGCGCAGGTCAGCACGGCGGCGACGTTGAGGGCGAAGGTCAGGCCGAGGGCGACCTTCAGCCAGAGCGGGAGCTCGAAGCGGTTGTGCGGGCTGAGCGGCGTCATCGAATCACCGCCACGACGATGATCGACGACCACGCGACGGCGAGGATCAGCCAGGCCCAAAGCGGGATGAACTGGAAGAGGATGTACCGCGTCCACTCGCCGAGCCCCGGAGGACTTTGGTCGGTGCCGCCATTCGCCCGCTGCAAGGTCATGGCCTCCATCGGTCGCGCTGCACCATAGGGAGATACCCGGTCGTGTCGCGGAAGTGCTTCTCCTCGGAGGTCAGATTGCATTGCCCTCCGCTGCCGCTCGACGGCGGCGGCTCCGGCGTCTTGGAGGCGACGCTGACGATGTAGCGCCAGGTGGCCGCGAAGCCAGCCGCGCTCGAGCCGGTGAAGGTCAGCAGGGCGGTCGCGACGGTCGGGTTGGCGCGGCTCGGATCGACGACGCCCGCGATCAGCACGACGAAGAAGGACAGCATCCCGAAGACCGCCATCAGCGCGAAGAGCGCCGCGACGAGCTCGCCCATCGCCGGCCACCGCCGGTATCGCTTCATCCCCCCGCCTCCCTTCGGTCGTCGATCAGGTCAGAGCCGCCGACTTCCACGTCCCGCCGGTTCGGACGTAGAGCCGGTTCGCGTTCTTGTCGACGTACTGCGTCCCGTCCTTCACCGCCTGCGACGGGGCGCCTTCCCCGAACTGAATCCGGGGCGTCCGCTCAAGGCCGCCGACGCGGCGCTCGAGGTCGGCGAGCCGCTGCGCCTGCCGCTTCTCCGGCGTGTCGGGGATGAGTCGAGGGTCAAGAGGCATCTTCGCTCGGGATCAGCGTAAGGGCGGGCTCGGCTTGACCCTCGTCGTCGATGTCGAAGCTGGCGGCATAGCAGCGGACGGAGCCGTCGAAGCGGATCGTCTCCTCGTCGGGGACGGTGCTCTTGACCCTGGCGCCGACGATGTCGCCGATGTCGAAGTCGACGCCGATCTCGTACTCGTTGGCGACGGTCGGGGTGAAGGTGAAGACCTCGCGGGGCTGCTTGCGGATGTCGACGTGTTCCTGCACAAGCTGTTGCCTGAATTCCGGCACGATGAGGTCGCCCGGCACGACGCCCTCGTAGCGGCCACGGGTGGCGATGCTCGCCGCGTCGAAGGCGCTCAGCACCGATTCGGTCGCGTTTTCGGGGAAGCCGCTCGGCAGCTGGTACCCGTAGTTGAGCAGCGTCTCGTTCGTCAGCTGCTTCTTGTAGGTGCTGATGTTCTTCTTGCCGCAGCCGTACTCGAAGATGACGTTCGGCCGAGCTTCGCCGAGGAACGGCGCCGCGATGAATTCGCCCAGCTTCAGGCCGCTCGCGTCCGGGGTCGGCTCGGTGGGGATGACGTCGAAGTCGAAGCCGTCGAGGACGTTCGCCATTTCGCTGATCGCCTCGTTGACCGGCTTGTAGTACCACGGCCCGATCCAACCGTTCCTGATCGCCGCCAGCGACCCGATGCGAATGCCGGCGTCGCCCCCGGCGTCGAACGTGGTCCCTTCGGGCTGCTGGACGCGGGTGATGAGCGTCGCCGCCATCGCGCCGATGTCTTTCTGCGCGAGCGCCGTGCCGTCGCTGTAGCCGGTGTTCGACTTGCCGATCAGCCGGAAGGCCATGCGCCAGTACACCGAGCCGAAGGTGACGGCGAGCGACCCGTTGCCCTGTTCGTCGCCGTTCTCCTCGACGGTGATGATCGGCCCGCAGACCTTCAGCTGCTTGGCTCCGGTCGACGTCTCGTAGTAGGCCTTGACGAGCGCGTCCCCGGTGGACAGCACGTCGCCGAGCGGGTGATTCAGCGGGACCGAGAAGCTGCCGGCGTCAAGCCCTCGGTGGACGAGGTCGACGTGGCGGTTGCTCGCCTGCCGGAGCTCGCCGAGGTTGACGCCCCCCAGCGTGGCGAGGACGAAGCGCCACACGGGCTATTCCTCGGCCGGGGCGCTGTCCTCTTCGAGCGGCACGACCTCGAAGGTGACGCGCTCGCCTTCGTGCAGCGGAGGCTCCGGCGGCGCTTCGTGACCGGCGCGGGTGCGCGGGTCTTTGTTGAGGATGCGGCAGAGCTTCTGCGCCTCGGCCTTGGTGCCTTCGACGATCTGTTCGACCTGGCCCGTTTGCTTGTTGCGGAGGCCGTAATTCATGGTCCCTGCCAAATCATCCTGAGTCCGCCGTTGAAGTTGATCGACCCGCCGCTCGTCTGCCAGCCCATCGCCTCGACGTAGTCGCCGTAGCCGAGCCGCAGCTGCGCCGTGGTCGCGCCGCCGTTGTCGCCGGTCAGCCCCTTGATCGCTGCCGGGGAGGACGAGGCGCCGTCCGCTTCGCCGCCGTTCTTGCGAATCTCAGCGTGGGTGTTGGTCGCCGCCGACCACAGGAATTCGGCGGTGACGATGTAGAAGCCGGGGGTCTTCGCCGTCAGCCGGGACGTGTTGCTGACGAGGTCGTGCATTTCCTCGAGGTCGTACTGCTCGAGGTTGAGCGTCAGCGGCGTCAGCGTCGCATTGGCACATGCGATCTGCGCCGTCCGGTAGGCGTGGGCGGCCGGGACGTAGGCGAGCGGCCTGCCGAAGGCGTAGTTGGCCGGTGCGCCTGCGACGGCGAGCGGCGCCGCCGAAGGCGGGTAGCCCGTCTGGCCGAGACGGAAGTCGCGCCAGTTGCCAATCGAGGCGGTTTCGATTTTGGTCGCGGCGGCCGGGACGAGGATGAAGCCGAGGTTCAAGGACGAGCTCGGCAGGACGGGCGCCCCCGTCAGGTTGGAGAGGGTCGCGCCGGAGGTCGCCGTGCCGCTGACGACTTCGATGACGGCCTGGTCTTTTTCGCCGCCGATGACCGTTGAGTCGTAGACGCGGAGCACGACGCGGTCGATCCGGGGGAGGGTCGCGTGGGCGGCCGGGATCGCGATGTTGACGACCGCGTCGTTGGCGACGTGGTAGAGGCCTTGGCGGGCGGTGTTGTCGCCGACGATCCAAGCGTCCCCAGCTGCGACGTCGACGGACATATTCGCTCCGGCGCCGCGCTGCGACACTTTGAAGTCGCCGAAGTTGACGATGCCCTCTTGGACGATGCCGACCGAGGCCATCATCGCCCGCATTCGCTGAGCGGAGTATTTGGTCGTCTGAAGGAACTCAGGGGCGAGGACCGTCATCGCGGCGTCACCTTACCCGGCGGGTCGGTCCTACGGCCAAGCGTCGCGCCAGTTGACCGTCAGGGTGGCGGGCGCGGCGACCGCCGTCGCTCGCAGGCGGACATCGTTGACGCCGGGCGCCAATTCCCAAATCTGCGAGTTGACGAAGTCGAGGACCGAGTAGCGGTTGGACGATCCATTGAGGAGGACCGAGACGTTGTCGGGGCGCGTGTCGACTTCGAGGTATTCGCCTTCGGCCAGGGTGTAGATGAGGCGGATTTCCTCGCCGGTCGTGACGTTGGCGATGATCGGGTTCGTGACCGGCCCGCTGACTTTCAGCCGGGGCGGCGTGGCCGCATCCCCTGCGTTGTCGACGAGCAGCTGCCCGACGACGCCGCCGCCGCCGAACGAGAGATCGAAGCCGAGGTTGAAGCCGAAGCCGTTTTCTTCGCCCGCCGTGCCGAGGACGGCCAACGAGTGTTCTTCGTCGCTGTAGATGCGATGGTCGGCCGAGACGAGGGCGATCTGAAACTGTTTCGGCAGGCGGCCGGTGATGGAGGGCTTCTGCTGTCGCCGCCAGACGAGGCGCCGGGCATCCGTCTCGCCGCTCGGCGTCCACTTGACGATGCCGTCCTCGCGCAGGGCGTTGGTGCAGCGGAGCAGGGCGTCGACGCGGCGGTTGACGGCGATGATGTCCGGCTCCGGCCAGATGAAGCCCTGGAAGACGAACGAGCGGCGCGAGGCGTAGAAGTTGTCATGGACGCCGCCGTCGCCCTCGACGATGTCGGAGGCGTTCTCGCGCACGTCCGTTCCGTCAAGCCCTGAGACGCCCGACTCCCCGTCGAGGTAGCCGACGAAGTCGGGGTCGGTCGGATCGTTGACAACGATGCGGGTGCCGTCTGGCCCTATGAATTCGTAGGGGATGCCGACCTCGATACCCATCTACAGCTGCGCTCCCAACTCGAAGAGAACCGACTTCGTCCAAGTATGCGGGTCCGGCGGCGGCGCCTTGAAGTCCTGCTTCAGCTGGAAGAGGACGCCCCCGCCGCCGTGGCGGGCGTCCTTCTTCGCGGCGGCGATCAGGGCGGGCAGCCCTCCGGCCAGCGGGGCGCCGTTGCCGGCGACGCCGTAGTAGCGCATCCCCGCCGCCTGCTGCATCGCCGTCTGGAAGGGCACGGTCCCGGCCGGGACGAAGTTCGACCCGAACTCGCCGTAGAGGCTGGCCCGCTGCGCCTGGAACTCGTTCAGCTGTTCGCGGGCCGCCGTGGCGATCTGCTCCGGGGTCGGCGCCCCTTCGCCGCCTTCGCCGCCCCCTTCGCCTTCGCCACCGCCGAGGCCTTCGCCCCCTTCGCCGAAGTCGGCCACCGCTTCTTCGTATTCGGTTTCGACCGAGCCGCCCGGCGCCAGCGCCTTCAGCTGGCCGACGACTTCGTCGCGGTCAAGGATGCGTTCCCGCTTATCGCGCTGCCAGCCGTCCAGCTGGCCTTTCCAACTCGTCAGCTGGCCGGTGTACTTCTGCAAGGCGTCCCGCCACTTTTCCTTCGCCGTTTTGCTCTGCGCGGCGTTGAGTCCCTGCTTCAGGGCTTTGATGACGGGGCGCAGTAGCTCGATGGTCCGTTTCGCGAAGGCGATCTCGCGGTTGCGGACGGCGATGATCGCCTTCCTGATTTCGAGCAGTTTCTTCAACTCCGAGACGCGGCGTTTGATCGCGTCCCGGTTCAGGATCGGTTCCCCGTCTTTGCCTTCGACGATGAATTCCTCTTCCGACAGGTTGAAGCGCCGCTCCCAATAGCTGTAGTCGGATTCGAGGTCGGCAAGGTGGCCCTCTTGGTGGGCGACGAACTGCCCGCCGTCCTGGCCCAGGTGCGCTTCGAGCGGACCCATCTCCGCGACGTGGACCGGCCCGGCGGGTTCGGCCGCGCCGATGGACGGGCCGGCGGCTTTTTTGCCTTTCCCGCCTTTGCCTTTGACGACGCCGCCTTTGGCGAAGGTGAGCAGGTTCCCGCCGCCGCCGACGAGGCCGCCCTCCTCCATGAACTGTTGATAATCGCCGGACGTGTAGGCGACCCATGCGCCGAGCCCGGAGGACCGGAGAATGTGCGCAGCCGCCTCGGCATTCGTTTCGGGGTCGAACATCGCGTCGCGACCGCCGAGGCTGGCGATGAGGCCATCGTTGTAGCCGGTCGTGATTTGCCAGAGGCCGAGGCCTTCGGTCCCGCCGGGGTCGTGGCCGACGATGTCGACGAAGCCGTGCGACTCCTGCATCGCGATAGCGCTCATCAGGTGCGCGTCGCCGAGGGCGGGGTTGACCGACCGCCACAGGCGCTCGATCTCCGGCTGCGGCATCTGCCCGCCCGGCAGGTTGAAGTCGCCGCCGCCGAAGCCCGCGTTCTTCTGGACGTAGGCGTTGGCGCCGTCGACCATGCGGTCGGCCGCGCCCTGCAAGATCGTCTTGTAGGGACCGTCCGGCCCTTTGATCTTCAGCTTCGGGATCGACCCGGCGTTCGCGGCGGTCGGGTGGCTGACGGTGAAGCCGCCGGTCGGGTAGCCGCCCTCGAGCCAGCCCGGCCCGCCGCCGGGGTTCGAGCGCGACGTCCCCCAGAACCGGCCGAGCAGTTTCATAAACGTGTGCTCCGGGTTCGCGTAGATCGTCACCGGGCCGGGACCGGGAGCGCCGAAGCCCGCCAGCTGACCGCTGACCATCGTCGGATTGCCGTAGCCGCCGACCTGCAAGATGTGAGACACGGCGCTCGAGCAGTCGAAGGGTCCGTTCATCGGCGTCGGACTCTGGCCGTGGGAGCCGCCCCACACGTAGGGGATATGCAGCTTGTCGATCCGGTCGGCCTCGGAGATCATCGCGCCGATGTTGCCGACGACGCCGCCTTCCGCGTAGCCCCTCGTCTGCTGGTGCGGGCGCCACTTGCGGCCGCTGAAGAATTGCGGCAGGGAGACGCCGAAGGTGCGCCGGAGCGCGTGCTCGACGTAGGGGATTTGGTCGCCGTTGAAGAACGCCTCGCCGTCGCCCGCCAGGACGAGCCGCTTGTCGGCGCCCTTCTGCCCGCGCCGGCCGATGAAGCCGCCTCGAGCGAAGCCCATCAGGTCGCCCACGTCCTTGACCGCCTGCACGACGAAGTCGAGCGGCTTGGCGCCGAAGCCTTTCAGCGCTTTGTCGGTCGCTTCCTTGACGAATTCGACCGCCCGGCCGAGGGCGCCTTGGAAGTTGCCGCTGCCCCGGATCAGCCGCTTCAGCCCCTTGGCGAAGGCGCTCGCCGGAGCCGGATCGCGTACCTCGTTGTGGAAGTCCTTCGTCCGGTCCTTCGTGTTTCGCATCACCGGGAGCAGCTGTTTCAGGGTGCCTTTCCAGCTGCGGGTCTTGTTGTCGGCCTTGTCGGTCGCGTCGGCGGTCTTCTTCGTCGAATCGGTCAGGTTCCGCTCGGCTTCGCGCAGCGCTTTCTTGTTGCGGCGCAGTTCGTCGGTCGAGGCGCCGGTCGCCTTGAGCTCGCGCCGTTCCCGCTTCAGCGCGGCGACGTGGTCTTCGGTGCGTTCCTTCGAGGTCTTCTCCTCTTTGCTGACGCCGCGCAGCGATTCGCGGTAGCCGTCGAGGGAATCGGCGAGGTCGTTGATCTTGTTCGAGGCGTCCTGCGGGTCGGGGATGCCGGGGATGTCGGGGGAGGCGCCGAGCGCCGTCGCGATGCCGCGCAGGAAGCCGGTGAAGAGGCCGATCAGGTGTTCGAGGCCGTCCTTGAAGATGCCTTCGATGAAGTCCCACGCGCCGCCGAGACCGTCGATCATCACCTGGCCGACCTTGGAGACGAGTTCGCGCATCGGCGCGGTGACGGCGCGGATGCTGCCGAGGATGAACTCGATGCCGCCGCCGAAGATGTCCTTGACGCCTTCCCACGCCTTCCCGAAGTCGAGGGTCAGCAGCCCGGCGATGACGCGGATGATGCCGCGCACGACGAGGAAGAAGCCGTGGAACGCCGAGACGATCCCCGGCAGCGCCCGCTTGACCACGGCGTTGAAGACGCGCAGCACCGCTTCGCTGAAGGCCCGCAGCGCCAAGCCGATCTTCGACAGGTCGCCGCCGATGCCCGACCGGCCGCTGAAGACGTCCTTGAAGGCATCGCCGATCCCGCTGACCAGCCTGCCGACCGTATGCGCGATGTCGCTCGCCTCGTCGCGGAACGTCGAGAAGTAGTGCCCGATCTGCGAGACGACTTTGCCGACCGCCGCCCCTGCCCGCTGCGCCCCGCCGCCTTTGCCGCCGGAGCCGCTGAGGGAGTCGAGGAAGTCGGCGACGGCGTTCGCCCAGCTGGACAGCGTCGGCGCGAGCTTGCCGCCGATCTTCTCCTCCAAGTTCTCGGCCGCGACGCTGAGTTTGTCGAAGCCGCTCGCCCCTTCGCCGGCCGCTTTCGCCGAGCCGCCGAACTCCTTATTGAGCTCGCGGAGGATGATCTTTTGCGCCGCGAGGGTCTTCCCTTCTTCGACGAGCTTCGTGATTCGTTCTTTGGTCGATTCGGTGAAGGCGACGCCGACCCGCTGCAAGGCGGTCATGCCTTTGATCGGTTCGTTGAGGGCTTTGCCGAGTTGGATCGCGCTCGATTTCAAGTCCTGGTCGAGCGCCGTCGACATGTTGAGGATCGTCAAGCTGGCCTGGTCGAAGATGTTGTTGCCCTTGCCGACCTCGTTGCGGATGTTGGTGAAGGTCAGCAGCATGTTCTCGCCGCTCTGCACCGCCTCGTCGTCGGTCGCGGCCAGGTGCGAGAACTTCGTCGCCAGCGCTTCGACGTGGCTGCCGGTGACGTTGGCCTCTTCGCCCGTCGACCGCAGCACCGCTTCCGTCTGCTTCTGCACCTTTTCGCTGTCGCGGTAGGCGGTGAAGAGGGAGCGGACGCCTTCGACCAGCCCGTAGGTGCCGAGGAAGGCGACGGCGGCACCGGCCGCGGACTTGCCGACGCTGACGAAGCCGTTGCCGGTGCGGATGCCGGCCCGCGTCGTGATGTCGGACTCGTTGCGGGCGCTCCGCAGCGCCCGCTCGTACTCGGTGAAGCCCCGGCGGTCGACGTCCGCCTTCAGGTCGGTCGTGACGTCTCGAGACGCTTCCTCTCGAGCGCCGCGCAGCGCCCGCGTGAAGAGGCCGAAGCCGCGCTCGTTGTAGTCGGCGCCGAGGTCCGGCTTGACGTCTTTGGTCGCTTCGCGGTGGGCGCCGCTCAGCGCCCGTTCAAACTGCTCGAAGCCGCGAGCGTTGAAGTCGGCTTCGAGGTCGGGCTTGACCTCGCGTTTCGCCTCCTCGCGGACATCCTTGACGGCGCGGCGCCATTTGTCGAAGCCGTCATCGTCGAAGAGCGCACCGATGCGGGCGAAGACCGACCCGACCTCGAGTCCGTTTCCGCTCAGCATCGGTGCTCAGTTCTCCCGGCCGTGCAGCTGCGCGAGCAGGTACTTCGTGCGCTGCCAGGCCTCGTTACCCGACGATTCGGAGCTAGGCGACGTCCCCGGCGTGTTGGTCCCCGTGTCGTCGCGCATCGCTCCCTCTTCTGCCCGCCTTAGCTCGCGGGCTGCGGCTCGGACCTCTCTGAATGGAGTTCGGAAGAGGACGTCCCGCCGGGACCAGCCGAGCGCTCGGCCGAGGGAGACGACAAGGCGGGCTCGGAAGCGCTCCGCTCGCTCGGCTCGTCCGGTGCCTTCGTCTTCGTCTTCGGCGCCCGGTGAATCCCGAAGACCTCGAGGAGTTTCCCCAGCTGCCCTCCGTCGATTGCCTTCAGCTGGTCGCGCAAGACCTCGCCTGCGGCGGCGGCCACTTCGACCAGCTGTTCGAGGGTCGCGTCGTGCAGCAGCTTCCGCCGCTGCTCGGCGAGGGCGCCGTCCTTGCCGTAGAGCTCGCGGCCGTCCGCGTCGGCCTGCTCGAGCTCGGAGTTGGGCGTGATGAGCAGGGCGAGCAGGTCGATCAGCGACTCGCGGGCGACCGTGTAGACCTTCGGCAGGGCGAAGGCGACCTGCTCCTCGAGGCCGGGCGGCTCTGGCACGACGAGCTCGTTGCCCGACGCCTCCCATGCCGCCTCGGAGACGTTCTTCGCCTGCTGCGGGAACCGCGCTTCGGCAGCTGCTCGCGGCATCCGCTGAGCGTGGTCGGTTTCGTACTGGCGGGTGAACTCGGCGAGGTCTTGCAGCAGCGTCGGCGTCTGCTCGGTTATCTCGCTGATGATCCCCAACGCCTCCGCAGCCTTGAAGCCGTTGAGCTTCGAGATCGTCGCGGGTGCGTCTCCGATCTTGACATCGGCCATTCTGTGACTCCTCTCTGTGACGCCGCCTACGAGGTGTAGGCGGCGTCTTCGTTGGTGACTTCGCAGGTGTAGAGCGGTTTGCCGGTTTTCAGCCGGAGCTCCCCTGCGAGGCTGATCTCGGTCGGCCCGCCGTCCGGTGCCGGCGCCACCGCATCGAACGGCGTCCACTTCACCGCTTCCGCGTTGAATTTGAAGGCGTCGGTCAGCGGCGAGGCCTTCGCCAGGTTGAACGAGTACGAGCCGTAGGTGGGCTGCGTCTTGATCGGCTTTTTGCCGGCGGCCGGACTCGCTTCGCCGTAGACGAGCTTGTTGTACTGCGCCATCCCGTCGCTGTCGGCGTAGATCGTCACGCCGAGGGTGACTTTCGCCAGCCCGCGAGCGAAGTCGTAGACGGTGACATCGTCGCCGTAGACGGGCGTCAGCCCCTCGTCGAAGGTGATGCTGAACTGCGAGTGGCCGCGCATCACGACCGAGTCGATGGTGAACGTCCCCGATCCCTCGGTGTAGATGAAGACCGGGTTGCTCGAGATCGCTTTCGCCGGGTCGGACGAGAAGATTTCGCCCGCGTCCAGCGACAGCACGTTCGGCGTGACCCGGACGGCCTTGTTGGCGGTGGACCCCTCGATGACGAGGCTGCCGATCCGGCAGTCGTTGAACTTCTGGCGCTGGATTTGCGTCTGCCCGACGCGCTTCCACCACGTAGACCAGAAGAACGAGTTGCCCGGTTCGGTTTTGTGGACTTTCGGCGTGGTCCCCGTCACCGTCTCGGCGCCGTGGAAGAGCCAGAGCAGGTAGGCGAGCGCGTCCGACTGCGCCTCGATGCCCGGCGAGCCAGCGCCGCCGATGCTGTTGATCCAGTCCGTCGACGAGCCGAACTTCGACCCGTCCGACCAGTTCTCGGAGCCGTCATCGCGGTTGACGTTGAGATCGCCCGCGACCTGAAGGAACTTCTTCGTCGCTTCGGCCGCCGGGCTGCCCTTCGCCGTCTGCTTGGCGCCCCACAGGCTGTAGATGTTCGTCTCGACCATCGACATCTGCTCAGTCCTCCGTTTCGGTGTCGCCGGAGGCGCCGCCGTCGCCGCCGCTGTCTACCTCGCCCTCGGCCTGCGCCTGCGCTTCCGCCTCGGCGATGGCCTCTTCGAGCTCGGCCTTGTTCATCGACGAGCGGCCGTCGATGTCGAGCTCGGAGGCCTTGGCCTTGAGCTCGGTCAGGGTCAGGCCCGCGTCCGCCGGATCGGCGGGCGGGACGAAGTCGTCGGGGAGGGCCGTCTCCTCGACCGCGCCCCATGCGCGGAGGGAGTCGATCTTGTGCTGGTCCGCCGTGATGATGAGGCCGTCGCCCTCCTCGAGCGCCTTGCCTACCTCGTAGGTCGAACCGTCATGGAGCGCGATCTGCACTCCGTAGTCGAAGCCGACCTCCGGGTCGGCGAGCTCGTCGCGGAGCTTGAAAGCCTGGTACTGCGAAGCATCTGACACGGGCGTGACCTCCATAGGTCGCGTTGCCTATTTCGCCTCCCGCCACCGGGACACGCCGCCAGACGCCCGGAATGGTACCGCCGCCCCGGACGGCAGAAGGGGCGCCGCGCCCGGCTGCCCCCCAATTGGCGCCGAGCGCGGCATTCCTCCATGCCACCGCGAGCGAAGGCTAGGCGCTCAGTCGGCGTAGACCTGGAAGGCGAAGGCGGCGACGTAAGTCCAGCCGTTCTCGTCGGAGCCGAGGCGCCCCCACGGCCGCCATTCGCGGGATTCGATGACGTCGAGCCCGGCCATCGACCAGCCGAACTTCGCGGCCTGGTCGCCACAGAAGGCGTCGGTCACTTCGGCCGACAGCTGCTCGAAGAGCGGCGGCTTGGCGAGCCGCAGCCAGAAGTCGACGGTGCGGTAGCGCCACGGCGAGTACGCCGCCCTGGCGATGCCGCCCGTGTCGAAGATGGAGAGGACCGCCGAGTCGTCGTTGTAGACGCCGTCGCGCTCGCCGGGTGCCGGCGCCCCGTCCTGCGGCTCCCGCCAGAGCGGCGGCAGTTCGCCGGCAACGTCCGGTTTGCGGACGATCCCCTCGGCGACGAGGTAGTCGCGGATGTAGTCGAGCAGCGTCGGGCCGGTCATCAGCTAGAAGAGTCTGCCGAGTCGAGAGGCCAGAAAGCCCGGCCAGCGCGGCGCGAACGCCTTGATCGCGTTCTCGAGGTACTTCGCTTCCCCGCCCTTCGGGTGCTCCCACTCCGTCTCCTCATGCTGGCGGGCGGCGTAGGGCGTGTTGAAGCTGATGAGCGTCGTCGCCCCGTCGCCTTCGACGACAAGCTCGGCCCGGCCGGACCCGCGCAGCGTCCCCTCTTTGACCGGCGCCCGCCGCTGCGCCTCGCCGAGGACGATCTCGCCGAACTGGCCGAGGGCGGTCGCGGCCTCGGAGCGCAGATGCGCCTCGAACTGCCGGAGGTCGAGATCGTCGGCCATGACCGCGACTCTAGGCGGGCGCGGTGATGGCGCCGTCCGTCAGCAGGTCGAGGTTCGCCGAGGACGCCGTCGCGACGTGCTCGCAGTTCGGGTGGAAGGGCGGCAGTTCGGGGATCGTCTCGTAGCCCTCGACGCTGGTCCCCGGCAAGGCGTAGGTGTTGCCGTCGAATTCGGCGCAGATGTCCGGGCAGGGGTTCGCGTGGCTGCTGATGTCGACGAGCGGCAGGCCGAGCTCGGTCATCCGGTTCGCCGTCCCGGCGCTCGCCGCCTCGCGGGGCGTAGTGCGGGCGACCATCTTCGCGTAATTCCCCAACGTCCAGCGACGTCCAGCGTTGTCAACGAAGCCGGTCACTCCCTGATGGAGAAGGTCGTCCATGACGCCTTTCGTGATCTCGAGGCGCGTGTTGCCTTCGAGGACGCCGAGCGCCGTCTGTTTGAGGCCGACCTGCCGGAAGACGTCCTCGACCTGGCGGCCGACCAACTCGGCCGCGTCGTTGAGGCTCGAGGCGATGTTGTCGGCGAGGGTGACGGCCGCGTCGTTGTGGATGCCGCCGAAGCCGCCCCGGATTCCGAGGTCGGCGTCGACGCGCAGCGCCCGTTCCCGGTAGGCGGTGACGACCGCCTGAGTCGCCAGCGGGACGCCGCGATCTTGCAGCGCCGAGAGGTAGGCCCGGACGATGGCGATCTGCCGTTCCCGGTAGGCGGCGGTGCCGAGGGCGCCGGAGTCGATGGCGGCGCGGATCGAATGCCGCAGGTTCGCCTCGGCGCGGAGGTAGAGGCCTTCGAGCGTCTTGGCGACGCGGTCGGAGGCTAGGCGCTCTCGCGCCACGGCGACCTACGCTTTGCGGGCGCGGGCTTCGGCGCGGCGCTTCGTCTTCGACCAGCCGACCTTCCGGCCGCTTTTGACGATGTTGAAGCCGCCCTTCCGGCCGCCCGCTTTCTTGACCTTCGCTGCCATCGGTTCCTCCTATTCATCCTCAAGGGTGAGGCGAACCGTACCCGGCAGGCCGGGCGGCGGTTCGCTCCGCTCGACCAGCTTGACCGCTGGCGGCGTCAGCTGCGAGCCGTCGCGAAGTTCGAGAGTGACCGTGTCGCCGTTCTCCCACTCGACGCCGAGCTCCACCGGCACCGTCAGCGTCCGGCCGATGACGACATTCGAGTTGCCGCCTTCGCTGCGCCGTTCGCGGCGCTCCCGGTAGAAGACTCCGGCGCCGGAGCCGTTGCCCGCCCACTTCGCCGAGCCGTGGCTCGCCGGCACGTCATAGTCGGCGTAGCCGCCCACGGCGTTGACGAGCAAGAGCTCGGCGTTGTAGTTGGGGACGCTCGGCATTCCTCAGACGAACGAGTCGTGCCAAGGCGGCAGGTCGGCCGGGCGGCGGCGGTCGCCGGTCGCGGTCGTCAGCCGGAGCAGCCGCGAGTAGGTCAACTCCCGCATCGCGGCCGGGCCGACGATGGGCGCCTGCCCTTCGGTTTCGTAGTCCGGTCCCTTCGTCTTGTTGAACTGCGGGCGCCGGAAGAAGGCCGGACCCATCTCGACGCGGTACTCGGCCTGAGCGCAGGTCGCCCGGACGAGCGCAGCTGCGTCGTCGTCTTCCAGTTCGGCGGGGATGAACTTCAGGCCCGTCGCCATATCGACCGGGATCGGCCCGACGACGAGGTCGATGTCGCGCTCGGCCTCGAGCAGGCGCGATTCGATGGTCGGATCGTCGAGCGCCAGGCGGTCGGCGATGAAGTCCTTGAAGTCCTGCACGGATGCGTAGGTCAGTTCTGCCACGGTCAAGAAGGTAGACCGAGCGGCGGTCGCTCAGGCGTGTCCAGACGCAAAAGCGGGGCGGCTGCCGAGAGGAGTCACAATCAGCAGCCGCCCCGTTGTCTCCCCCAGGGGGGAAGTTGTTAGCCGGCTTCGGCGCCGACCCGCTGGTCGACTTCCTCGATCTGCGCGACCGAGGAGGGGTCGGGCTTGTCGGGCGAGTCCTTGTAGGTCACGCCCGGCTTGCCGTCGACGCCCTGAGCGCCGTCTGCCGCGCCGGAGACGTTCTCGATGGGAAGCCCCTTATCCGTCAGGGTGCCTCCGTCCGAGGACGAGCTCCGGCTCCGGCTCGATTTCTTCTTAGCCATCGCTGCTCTCCGTTTCCGGTTGTCGGTTGTCGCCGTTCCCGTCTACCCCGTCAGCTGCTCGCTTAGGAGCCGTTGACGATGGCCGCGAAGAGGCCGTCGACCTGATGGACGTTGAAGCCGACCCGCATCGTCCACTTCACCGCGATCTTGTCCTGCTGCCAGGTCCGGTGATCGGTGCCGCCGACGTTGACCGTGGCCTGGTCGGCGAGCTTGACCCGGATGTCCTGCCGGAGGATGTACTTCGCGTGGGTGAAGTCGCCGACGATGGCGACGACCTTCGGCGTCCCTTCGCCTGCGCCGACTTTCCCGGCGGGGAACCCGTCGAGGTTGGTCGTGTAGGCGTGGGGGAGCGTGTAGGTCTCGTTGGCCTCTTTCGAGTAGCCGTCCGTCAGAGCCGGTTCGGTTTTCTCGGTTTCGCGCCGAGCGTCGCGCAGCTGCTGACGGAGGTCGGTCGCGGCGATGATGCCGTTGGGCGTCCCGCCGTTGCCTTCGACGTAGCCCATCGCCGCCGACACCGCCGCCGGCCAGGCGTCGCCCGCCGTGCCGAGCTCGATGCGTTTGGTGGCGATGCCCGCGTTGAACGAGTTGTCGAACTGCGTCGTCAGCGGGACGCCGGCACCGAGGCCGAGGGCGTGGGCGTCGATCAGCTGCGCGAAGGCTGACTCGACCTGCGAGTTGACGAGCGCCTGCGGGTCCTCGGCGGCGTCTTCGAGCTCCTCTTCCGTGTAGAGGATCGTCGTGCCGATCTTCTTCACGTTGACCTCGATCTCGCCGAACTCGGCGCCGGTCGCGGGGATGTCGGCACCTTCGCCGACGAAGCTCGCGGTCGGTCGCCCGACGAGGCGGGTGTACTTGCGCTTGCGGGTGTTGGTCCGCTCGACGCTGACGAATCGACCGAGGGCCGACTCCTGCGCTACGGCGTCGACGAGAACCGCGCCGTACTCGGGCCGGATCAGGTAGCCGCCGGCCGCGTCGGGCGTACCCATGATGGGGATGTAGTTGGACATCCGTCTCTCCTATTCGGGTTCGCTGTTTGCGTCCGAGGCGGATGCCCGTTTTGCGCCCGGCGGCGATGCCTCGCTTCTTCTGGCCGGGAACTGTAGCGCGGCGTCGGGCGGACTAGACGTCGAAGGGCCGAGCGTGGTCGCCTTCAAGGGCGAGGAAGGTGTTGCGGCCGATCCTCTCCGGGTCGCGTTCCTCAAGCGGGACGCCGAGTTGCACCACGGCGAAGAGCGGCCCGATGAAGGCGAAGAATTCGCCCCGCTCGCGTTTGGCCTTCAGCGCCGGGCAGCTGCCGGCGGCGAGCCGGGCGCAGCGTTCGTGCATGATCGCGTCGTCGAGGCAGCGGATCAGCACGTCGCCGGGCCGGGTCGGATCGACGGCCTTCCCCGACTTCGACTCGAGGCCGGTGCCGACGAAGACGACGACCTCGTCGTGCTTGTCGTGGGCTTCCCCGCAGACCTGGCAGAGCAGATCGCGCTTCGTTGCGATGAACCGGGCGCCGTCCGTCCTGCCGAGGTTGTCGGGGATCGCTACCCACGGGATCGGGTAGCCATCGCGGCGCGGGCGCGGCCAGCCCGGCGGCGAGAGAGGGACGTTACTCGGCGGCTTCGCGTCCACGGTCGGCGATGTCGGCGGCCTCGGCGAAGAAGGCTTTCTGAATCCAGACGCGGGCGTCGGAGCAGCGGAAGCGGATCGCCGTCGAGCCAAGGTGTTCGTTCGCCTCCGAGGGCGGCCACTCTAGCTCGACGACTATCGCCGCCGTCTTGACGACCGGCGCCTCCTCGCCCGGCTCAAGGGCGGCGGCGATCCCCTCTTCGAGGCTCTGCATCAGCCCAGCCGCAAGCTCGCCGATCAGGGAGAGATCGACCTGCTGCGACTCGTCCGTCACGCCGGTCCCCAGCCGTTGTAGAGGGCGCGAGCGATGCGGTCGACCAACGCCTCGCGCTTCCGGTGGAAGGTATCGGTGAAGAGGGCGTGTGCCTCTCGGCCGAGAACACCGTCGAGGTCATCCATGACCTGAAAGTCGATGTCGCGCATGTAGACGTGGGCGAGCTCATGCAGCAGCAGTTCGTCGAGGTTGTGGCCGACTTCGCCTATCGGCCCGTCGAGCGTCCACGTCGACCACTTCGCCGAGAAGCGGATCGTCGCCCGGTCGTAGAACTCGCTGCGGACGATTTCGACGAGCGCGTCCTCCTCTTCGGGGCGCAGATCGAACCGGAGCCTGATGTCCCAATGGAGCAGGTCGAGGCGCTGCTGCCAGATGGTCAGCTTGTCCTCGACCTGCTCTCGGGTTATGCGCTTCGCCGCCATCGAGCGCGTCTACTGCTCAGTCGTCGTCGTCGTCGGGAGCGCCGCCGAGGCTGCCCTCGGCCTGGCGACCTCGGATCGCTCCGAGCAGGGCGCCGCCGAGTCCCTTGCGGACCTCGGCCTTGTCGACGGTGCCGTCCGCGCCGATGCCGGGGAGGCCGCCGCCGGGAGTGCCGCCGCCCGGAGGCGAGCCGCCCGCCGGGGTGCCGAAGCCCGGAGCGCCGCCGCCGCCGGAGCCGCCGCCGTCCTCGCGCTGCCCGAAGAGCTTCGGCTTCTGCGCCGCGAGCTCTTTGACCAGCTGCTCGGCCGTCTGCGCGTCCTCGGCGTCGTCGAGGTTGACCAGCGCGACGACGACATCGTCGTCGATGGCGCCCGCCTTGCTCGCCGCCTCGCGGACCCACGCGCCGCGCTCGAGGCGCTTCGCTTTCTCTTCCGCTTCGGCCGCCTTCTGCTCGGCTTTTTTGGCCGCCTGCTGCGCTTTCTCGAGCTCCGAGGCGTCCTTGCCTTCGAGCTCTTCGACCTTCCGCTGCGCCTCGGCCGCGTCGCGTTCGGCTTTCCTGCGACGGCGTTCCGCCTCGCCGAGCTTGTTCTCTGCCGGCGGGTCGGTCTTCGGTTTGCCGCCGCCATCACCGCCGTCGCCGCCGCCGGAGGGTGCGCCCCCGCCGTCGCCGCCGGACCCGCCTCCGTCGCCGCCGCCCGATCCGCCGCCGTCGCCCGGCTCAGGGGCGCCGCCCATGATCGGGCGCATCGTGGCGATGCGGGTGAAGGTGGCCGCCGATTCCTTGGCGGCGATGGTGACGAAGGTCGCCCGACCTCGAAGCTCTCGGACCTTCCAGACGATTAGGTAGCGAAGTCGCAGCGCTCGCTCGCGCAGTTGCTTCCGCATCCCGAACTCCTCTCTTGCTCGTTTTGCGCCCGGCGGCGCGGGATTGGACGAGCGGCAGGCTACGGGGCGGGCCGGACTATTCCCCGGCGCCGCCAGCCGGAGCGGGCGTGGGCGGTTCCGGGCCGCCGGGCGGCAGGTTGAGGTCGGGCGGCGCGGGCGCGGTGCCGATGGGCGGCGCTTCGGGCTTCTCGCCTTCGATCCGTTCGACCTCGTCTTCGATCTGTTTGTCCGTCCAGTCGGGGTGCAGGTAACGGACCTTCTCCTCGGTCGAGATCGCTTCGGAGCCGGAGGCGAGGGCGACCCATTGCGCGGCCTCCATATCGTCCTGCGGCAGGCCGTCGCCCCGGATGACGGTCGGGTCTTCGTCGGGCGCCGTCCATTCGCGGCGCCGCCCGAAGCCGCCGTCGAAGATCGACCGCGAGTCGATCAGCGCGGCGTAGCGGAGCAGCCGCTTCAGCCCGGCGTCGGCGTAGCGGCCCTTGCCGGCGGCCTCGATGAGGGAGTGCGCCATCTTCAGCTTCAGCGCCGTCCCTGAGATCGCCCCGCCGTCGATGCTGCGGCCGACCGCTGCGGGCGCCGTCCCGCCGAGCAAGAGGGTCGTGTCGATCAGGTGGTCGAGCCATTTGGTCAGCTGCTCGGCCTCGAAGTTGTACTCGAGCATCTGCAACGGTTTCCCGGCGTCGCCGAGCGTCCCCTCGGCCTCGCTGCGGATGAAGATGTCGTCGCCAGCGGGCAGCCTGCCGTTCCGCAGGTATTTCGCATCGAGCAGCGCCCGCTTCTTCCCGGCCAGCCGGGCGTTCTCCTCGACGATGGTCGACGACTCGTTGAGGGCGAGGAAGCGCTCCTCGAGGCCGCGATAGTCGGCGTAGCCCCGCGTCGGATCGGCGTCGATGCTGTTCGGGATGAAGGCGCAGAGCGGCCGGTCGATGCCGGTGAGAACGGTCGGCTGCTTGCCCGCCGTCCTGCCGTAGCTGTCGAGGCTGATCTCGTTGCCGATGGAGTTGCGGGTGCCCTGGTAGAGCCGGGCGTGGACGGCGCCGGCTTCATACGTCTCGAGCAGCCGGAAGACCGTATTCGTCGACTCCTCCCATTCGCTGATGAAGGTCGCGGCGACGACGAAGCGGCCTTGGAAGTGCGGGATGACCTGGCGGCGGCTGACGAACTCGATGATCGGCACGTCGAGCAGCGTCGGGTCGACGATGATCCGCCCCCACGCCTCGCCCTCGCTCGAGGCGATGACCGCCATGCGATGAGCCTCGGCGTCGAGCAGGTTCTCGGTGACGATCCGCTCGAGGGCGTCCTGGTCGGAGTCTTTGGCGGCGCGGTACTCGGCAGGCTCGCCGTAGAGGAGGTTGGCCGAGCAGCGGGAGACGAGGCGCGGCACGGGCGAGATCAGGTAGCGCCGCCACCAAGGGATGTTCGCTTGGAGCTTGATCGCCTCCTCGTTGGACGTGCGGAGGGCGCTGTAGAACTCGATTTCCTCCCACGTCTTGACGTGCCCGACCGGCGGCCAGGTCGGCGAGAGGCCGAGGCGGTCGCGGAGGGCGCCGAGGACCGTCACGACTTCGATGCCTTCCGGCCAGCGTGGCGCACCGCGACCTCGGCGATGCCCTTCTTCCCCTCGGCGGGCGCGTCGGGGATCGGGTTGAGCGGCTGAAGGATGACGCCGCCCTTGCCCTCGGTCGCCGCGCAGCTGTTACCGGCGCGGCCGGAGCGGGCGTTGCCGGCGGCCGTGGTCAGCCAGAAGAAGAAGTCGGGGTCGCCGACGAGAGTGACCTCGCCAGTCTTCGCGTTGCGCTTGATCTCTAGGTGCATCAGCCGTCCTCTCGTCGCTGTCGCAGTAGAGCATTCCACCGCATCGCCCGGTCGGCGCCGAGGGCGACGACTGCGTCCGGGCCGTGGTCGCCTTTCTGCAAGTTGTTCGGGTCGAGCGCGGGCTTGCGGACCCGGCCGGTGTCAGGATCGCGTTCGAGGTTCGCCATCTGCGCGAGGAGATTCTTGCAGCGCGGGTGAATGGCAAGGACGCCGTCGAGGTCGTCGAGCCGGTCCTGCCAGCCCTCCTCGGCGGTGAACGTCGCCGCCTTGCCGAGCAGGTACCGGATGTAGCCGACCGTGTTGACGCCGTCCTTGCGGTCGCCGCCGCCCTGCTTGAAGCGGCCGAATTCGATCTTCCAATGCTTCTCCGGGTAGCGCTGCGGCTCGGCCTCGAACTTCCTCGCCAAGATCGCCGCGAAGGTCTTGTTGGTCCCGGCCGGGTTGGAGTCGGCGCTCGAGCGGACGAAGCGGGGCGAGGGGATGTCGGCCGGGAGGAAGCCGACGATCTCCTCGCTCGCCTGCGTCGGCTCGGTCGCACGTTGCGCGAGCTCGTCGAAGATATACAGGCCGCCGCCGGGCAGCGCCGTCGCGTAGACGGTGAACGTCTGGAAGTCGCCCCAATCGGTCCCGAACTCGATGCCTTCGCTGGCGACCATCAGCGGGAAGCGGTCGCCGTCCGCCTCGATGGCCTCGCCGATCAGCTTCGCGGCGCCAAGGTGCGCGTCGGGGTAGACGCGGACGCTGCGGTCGCCGCCCAACGCCTCCTCGACGCTGTCCGGGTACTCGGCCTTCCATTCCTCCTCGGTTTCGTAGTCGGCCCGCTTCGACTCGCGCCACTCCTCGGTGCGGCGCGGGTCCGCCCGCCAGCTGAGGAAGACGACCTTGAAGCTGTTTTCGCCCTTCTGCGCCTTCTCGACCGTGTTCGCGAAGGCTTCGCCGTTGCCGGTGCGGCCGTTGCCGGTGGAGACGGCGACCATCTTGCCGCCGCCCTCGATGGTCGGCTGAAGCGCGGCCAGGGTCGGCCCGGCGCCCCGGTGCCGGATGAAGGCGAACTCGTCGGCGAGGGCGAAGGTCGCCGTCTCTTGCCGCGCCGCCTCCGGCGAGCCGGTGAGGCTGATGATCTCGCTGCCGCGCTCGAGGGACATCCGGCGGCGGCTGGCGAGGGAGTCGGTCGTCTCGACGGGCCGCAGGAACGGCGGCAGAAGCTCGCGGATGCGCCGAGCCCGGACGATCAGCTTCCCGGCGTCCTCGCCGTGCTTGGAGAGGCACAAGACCTTCGCGTTGGGCGTCTCCGGCTCGAGGGCGGCGTAGTGGAAGCCGATATGCAGACAGAGCCACGTAATCCCGATCTGCCGGCTCTTCGGGCAGATCGTCTTCTCGTTTTCCATGATGACTTCGAGCGCCGCCAGCTGGTCCGGCCACAGGTCGAAGGGGATCGGCGGACCCTTGCTCGGCTGGACGTGGCCGTAGGCCCGGATGAAGTAGGCGACCGACCGTTCGGCTCGCCGTCGCTCCCGCTCCCGCCAGGCCGCCGAGAGGTCCGGGTCGGAGGCGAGGGCGAGGCGGGCGTCAAGCTCGAGGGCGCGGACGGCCGCCGGCAGCCAGAGCTTCCCGGCGTTGTCGCCGCCGTGTTCGGCCTGCCAGGTGTAGAGCTCGCGCTTCTCGCCGACCTTCAGGCCTGCGACTTCGCCTCGGAGCAGGCCGGTCGGGCTATCGGAGCGGAGCAGCGTCGCCACGGGCGGAATCTTCGGCTTCGCGTCGGAGGGTGCCGTCGAGCAGCCGCTCGAACCACTCGTCGCTCGGCATCCCCCGGCACTCCATCGAACCGTCTGGCCGAGCTACGGCGCCGCAGCCGCACAGGACCGGCGGCCGTCCCTCGGCGGCGCGGTTGCGGCCGTGGCAGAGCGACAGCTTCAGCGCCCGGATCGTCGTCAGCTTGGCGCCGTCGACGTCGCGGCCCTTCAGGCTCCGCTCGACCGCGCCTTCAAAGTCGTCGAGGCGCTTCGGCGGCGCGTCCTGCTTCGGCGCCTTGGCGCGGTGCGCTCGGCGCTTCGACTTGCGGCCCACCCTCGACTTGCTCATACCCCGGCCTCGTACTTCGCCAAGGCGGCTTCGCCTTCGACGGTGACGAACATCGCCCCACCCTCGAAGTCGTTTTGGACCCAACCGCGCCGACGACAAGCATGTAGGGAGCTCGGGTTGATCTCGGCCGTGTCGTAGACGAGTGAGAAGTTGTCGTCGTAGACGACCTTGCCTTCGCCCACGGCACGAAGCGCCTTTGCCTGATCGCTCGTCATAGCGGCCAGAGCTCCCAGCCGCCGCGCAGCGGGAAGGCGAGCGTGTGGTCGAAGAGCCAGACGAGCGCGTGGCCGATGAAGCCAACCCACAGGGCGACGGTGACGAGGACGATCAGCACGACGAGGACCGACCGAACCTGCCGCAGCCGCCGCCGGAGGGTCAGCTGCGCTTCCAGAGCAGCCGCTCCGGCGCGAAGCCCGCCGTTGGCAACGGCGACGGCGCGGGCCGCAGCCTCCAAGTCGTCGGGGTCGATGAACGCCCCGTCATGGCCCGTCTTGCGTTGACTCCTCATCCGCCATCCTTTCCAACTGCTCTTCGAGCCGCCGGGTCGTGTCCCGGTCGGCGTCCGCCTGGCGAGCTCGGCGCCGGACCCTGATGTCGGCGGTCGAGGCTCGCGGGTCGAATCTTGCCGAAGGCGTCGGCTGATCCGCATCGACGAGGAGAGGACAAGCTCGGAAAGTGCTGCGTCCTCGTCGGGTGGTCGGCTTGCCGTCGACGCGGTCGAAGCGCGGATGCTCGTCGACGGGGCGCCCGCAGCGGGAGCAGATGCGGCCCACCGTCAGCGGTCCTCGAGCGCGGCGTCCCGCTCCCTCTCCTCGGCGTGGACGCAGTCGACGCAGATCGGCTCGCCCTCGTTGGCGACGGCGATGACCGAGCGCTGCCGATGCTCGCGGCCGGAGAGGTCGGCGCCGCACTTCGCGGTCGGCCAAGTCGCGACGATATGGAAGAGGTCGAACGGGTCGTCGACCTCGACCTCGCGGTGAGGGTGGAAGCGGACGTCGCCGATGTAGCCCTTGGCCGCCATCAGAAGATGCGGTCGAACGCCTGGTCTTCGGCGCCCTCCGGTAGACGACGCCGCAGCAGGTCCGCTCGGTACCGGCGGCGCAGGCCTTCGGTCAGTAGCCAGCCAGCGATCCGCGCTCGGAGCCGGTCGCGCCAGCCGAAGGCGTCGTTGCCTTCCATGACCCACCGATCCATCTGCTGGCGGTTTTGCCGAATGCAGAAGGCGAGCCGCAGCCGGTCGCTGAGGCCGAGGAATGAGGCTTCAGGGCTGCGCGGCGCTGGCTGCACGATGGCGGGGATGCTGCGGACCTCGAGGCCCGGCGGCAGCTTCCGGCGGCGCAGCCTCATCGTCCCTCCCTGATCGACCGCAGCCGCTCGCGGCGGTCCTTCGGCGTCTCGGCGTTGCGTTCGCCCGCCGCAGCTTGGCTCTTCACCTTGGAATGGTGCTGCCGCTGCTTGCGAGCCAGGTCCGGGCGTTTCATGGGTTCCCCCGTCGCCGGCAGCTGGCGCAGAGTCGCAGCGCCGGTTCGTCGCCAGCGCTCAGGATGCGAGCGCGGACCTTTCGACCGCAGGCGGTCGGGAAGACGCCCCTGTCGCCGGGACTCGGCTGCGGGCTGTCCGGCCGGTAGTTGCCAGCGTGAAGGTGCAGTCGCTTCGCTCGAGGATCGGCCGGTTCGATGTACTGATCGGCCATCAGTCCGCCCCCGGCAGGTCGGCGACGATCTCTTCGCGCTCCGCTTCCTTCGCCACGTCGCCGCCGATCCGGGTCGTGGCAGCGACCGTGGCGCGGCGCTTCTCGGCGGCGTCGAGGTCGGCGACGAGGGCTTTGTGGACATCGGCCATATGCGAGACGACGCTCGCCAGGTAGCGGCGGCGCAGAAGGCGCCACCAAGGCGTCTGCTGCTCTTCGCTGATCGCCCACCGTGCGACGGCGCGGGCTTCGTCGGCCATCTTGCGGACCTGCTCCCAATCGGTCATCAGGTCGGAGACGAAGCCGGAGACGTCCATCGGCCGCTCCCGGCCGCCGCCCCAGCTGTAGGCGGTGCCGTCAGCAGCCATCGTCGAACGCCCTCCCCATCAGCCGCCCGGCGTGGCCGCGCTCCGAGGCCTGCTTGACCGCCGCCCGCAACGCCTCGTTGCCGCGCTCGGTGAGATCGACCTCGACCTCCGCGTCGACCTCGCCGAGAATCTGCGCGGTGCGGCGCAGCTGCTTGTTCGACGGGTCGTCGGCGTCGTAGACCGTCACGGCGACCGCGTAGGCGAATCGCTTCTCGGCCATCGACCTACGCCTCGACGAAGATGCCGGACTCGGCGATCAGCTGGCCGATCCGCGTCGGCGACGCGCCGTTCTCGGCCTCGTCCCTGATCCTCGCGAGCAGCTGCTTCTCGGCCGACGAGCCGACCGGCGTGACGCCGCCCGAGCCTTTGACCTGATCGTGCGCCAGGCGGAAGCGCTCGAGGCCCGCGATCATCCCGACCGCGACGTTGCACCATTGCGTCGCCACGTTGGCGGTGCTGGCGGCGAGCTCGGCTGACTGCGACGGATCAGCTGGCGCGGCTTCGCCCATCGCCTCGACGTTCGACGCGGCCTCGGCGATGGCGGCCCGCAGCTGCTCTTCGACCTGATCGGGCGTCCGGCCCGTTGACCCCTCGGTACTCACGGTGACTCCTCTCCGTTGTCGACGCCGGCCAACCTATCGTCAAGCTCGTCGTCGGACATCTGTGCGGCGCGTTCCTTCTCCGCGCCCACGTCGATCTTGCCGGAGAGGTCGGCGGCAATACGCGGCCCGAACTCGCGGCGGCGCAGTCGCTCGAGCAGCCAGGTAATCGCCTTCGTGTCGCCCGACTCGGCCCGCTGTTTCAGCAGCGCGAGGTTCACGACGACCGCTTGCCCGTCCGCAGCCTCCATCTGCTCTAGAAACTCGACGTAGACCCGCTCGCCCGCCGGCACGTCCTCGAGCGTCTGCCCTTCTTCGTAGTCGGGCCGATGCTCTCTCCCTCGCGCCGTCCAGTTGTGCAGGGTCGCGGGGCTGATCCCTGCCGAGGCGGCGCAGTCGCGGAGAGGGGCGCCGAGGCGACGAGCGCGGACGCAGGCCTCTCCGACCGTGACCTCCTCCTCTTTGCCGTCGAGGCCTTCGACCTTGATCTTGCGCTCGATGTCGCGGGGTCGAGCCATCAGGGCGCCTCGCAGGTCGGGATCGGCCGCCAGAGGGCGCCGGGATGCTCGCGGCGCACCGGGTAGACCTTCGACGTCACTCGGTAGGCGAGGACGTTCTCGGTCGTCTCGACCTGCTGGAAGCTCGGCGCCTCGACCGCCATGCCGAAGGTCGGCGTCAACTCGTAGATCGTGGTCGGAAGCTCCATCGGTGCCTCGGAAGCCTAGAGGCCGAGCAGGTTGCCGAGGATCGCCTCGGCGAGCTTCGGCGGGACGGCGTTGCCGACCTGCTCGAATTGCTTGCTCCGCGACCCGCCGAAGGGGTAGTCCGGCGGGAACGTCTGAAGTGCTGCTGCCTCATGGAGTTCGATAGGAACGGCGTTGGGTCCGGCCCTCGGGCATTCGGCTTGCTCGTCATCCCAAACCGCGACGCCGGAGGCCAGCCCCGATGCGAGCAGGGTTGGCGCGGGCTCGTTGATCGAACGCACCGAGGCGCCGTTTTGGCGCGGGTTGTAGACGGTCCCTCGCGGAATTCGCGTCCAGCTTCGCGCCTTTTCGCCGATGGTGAAGGAAGGCTCGCTCGCCGGCCTCCGGTCGCGCTCCCGGTAGCCCTCGCCGCCCTTGTCGTCGACGCGGGGGAAGCCGACCTCGTCGTCGGGATTCCAGCCGAGCGTTTCGGCCATGCTGACCCACGGCAAGACCTCGCCCTCCAACGTCACTTCGTGACGCTGCGGCTCGCCCCGGACATACCGCTGATGCGTAGGCGGCGGCGGGTCGACGGCGCTGTCGCAAGAGGCGACGAGGATCGCCCTCTCGCGAGTCTGCGGGACGCCGTAGCGCTCGGCCTCGACGACGCCCGTCCAGACCGACCAGCCGAGCGGGCGCAGAAGCTCGGCGCAGAACTGCCAGAACTCGAGGACATCGGGAACCTGCTCCCATGCGAGGTAGGTCGGCTGAAGCGCGAGCGCCCAGCGCAGCGGCTCGACGACGAGCTCAGAGCGCGTGTCGCGCCAGGAAAGCTCCCACGGTTCCCCGGCGGCCACGGCGCGGGCAGCCTGCCAGACGAGCGGCATATCGGCGATGCCGTCCCGCTTCCCGGCGCGGCTGAAGGTCGGACACGGCGGCGAGGCGATCAGCAGGTCGCAGGGCGCGAACTCGAGCGGGTCGAGCGCGGCGATGTCGGCCTTGCGGGTCCGCAGCCCGGCGGCCTCGCGGGTGCGGCAGGCCGCATCGTCGATCTCGAAGCCGAGCGGGTCGAGGCCGAGGGACCGGGCGGCGACATCCCAGCCGCCCGGTCCTGCGAAGAGGTCGACGACCTCCATCGACTACTGCTCGTCGACCTTCGGCCGCTCGGCCTCGGCCTGCTGAGCGATGATCGCCTCGTTCACCGTGATCGCGTAGTTGAGGCGCTGCTCGGCCTCGACGTATGCCTTGGCGAAGCGCTCGGCGTTCTCGTCGGTCGCGTGGGCGAGGTTCTGCTCGGCGACGTTCATCGAGCGGTAGGCCTGCGCCAGGTCGAGCGCCGCCTGTTTCGGCGACGGCATCGGGTCGGGAAGCTCCGGCCCGATCTGCGCCTCGAGGACGGTCGGCTCGATGGGATGCTCGGCCGAGACGGCGACGGCGCCGGCCAGCTTGACGGCGTCCATGCCCGCCTCGGCGTCGCCCTCGTTCTCGTAGCCCTCGCCGCTGTCGGCGAGGATGTTGCCGTTGTGCGGGCTGACGTAGCGCCAGCGCCACTCCCCGGCCTCGTCCTTGTAGGTCGACCAGCCGGGTTGCAGCTGCGTCTCGTCGGTCACTTTGACTCCTCTCGTTTGGGTTGATCGGCGTCGCCCGGCTTGACGCAGCCGGGGCAGACGGCCTTCTGTTGTCCGTCCTCGACGATGGGGACGAAGTTGTCGGGCAGGTCGCCGCCGCAGCGCGGGCAGCGCGGCGAGCTCTGCGGCGGGAAGCGCATCAGTTCTGAGACGGGTCGCCCGGCGGCCGGAGAACCTGCGCGGCCTCCTCGGCGCTCGGCGTGACGATCCGCTTCTCGGTGAATTCGTCCGCGACCCGCTTCGCTGCCTCATCGGTGCAGGGGAAGACCAGCACTTCGGTCGGGGTGTGGACGACGAGGTTGCGAATCGGGTCGCCGCCCTCGGGGTTGGGGATCGTGTCGACCGCCATCTTGAAGGCGGTATACGTGACCTGTTTCTGCGCCATCGTGACTCCTCTCGATTTAGTTGCCGGAGGGAGACTGGCGGCGCCCCCTCCGGCCGCGTGGACAGTACGCACCGCGCCTGACGACTTAGGCCGCCTCCTCGTCGCCGGCAGGAAGAGCGGGCCGGGCGATCTGCGACCGCACGTCCGCGAAGACCGCCCCGGCGCTGCGGAGCTCGCGCCGCTGCCGTGGCCGCTCGAGCGCTGGCAATCCGGCCGCCTCGATGCCCTCGAAGCTGCCGCGCCGCGTGGCGACCTGGCGGAAGCCGTTCCACTTCTCGCGGAGCCGCGCCTCGCTGCTGCCGTCCTGCGGATTCAGGCCCGGCTCGATGGACGAGCCCAGGTGTTCGCGGAAGGCGACGACCATCGGGTGAGTCCGCGACAGCACGTCATCGCGAGGCCGGACCACGACGCCGATGTCGGCGCCCGTCTCCGAGGCGACAAGCTCGCCCGTGGCCTTGGCCTCCGGCGTCCGCTGAATCTCGCGCAGCTGCTCGAGGACTTCGCCCCACTCCGGCGGGTCGAGAAGAAGCTCGACGAGCCGCTTGCGGATGATGCCGGAGTGCGGGGCGAACTCGCGGCCTTCGCGGTAGAGGACGTCGACGGTGGCGGCGACTTGATCGGCGGGCAGGTCGGCGAGGTCGCGCCCCCACTCTTCGAGGGTTGCAGGCGGGAGCTCGACGCCCGGCCAACGCGCCTGAATCGTCGCTGCGATCTGTAGCCACTCTTGAACGGTCATCCTTCGGCTGCCTCCCGCATAGCTTCGATGTTGCCCTGGACGCGATCCGCCTTGCCGCCCCGGCCGCCGCCGCTGCGGCCTTTCTGCTGCTGCGCCTCGAGGAAGATGCGGTCGAACTGCTCGCGGAGTTTCGGCACCGCCAAGATGTTCTTGCGCCAGAAGTCGTGCTGGTCGACCCACCGAATCGCCCGCTCGATGAGCTCAGGCGGCCGGCCGTCGATGTCGATCAGCCGGCGCATTTCGTCCCGCCAGGTCTTCGTCACCGTGTACTTCGGCGACGAGCGGTTGCCCTCCGGGTCGGTCCTGGCATTCGAGAGATCGGCCATCAGCTGACACAACCGCTCGACCTCCGGTCGGGTGATTTCTTTCCCCTTTTCTTTAGACGTAGTGCCTTTCTTTTGTGGGTCTAGATCGTTGACCGACCCGCCAGGCACGGCGTCGTCATCCATCGGTCTAGGTGCTTGACCATCGCTCGGTCTACCTTCTCGACTGTCTAGATTCTTGACTTCAAGGCGGTAGAGGAACGAGCGGCCCTGCTTCCGGCGCTGCACGTAGCCGCGCTCGAGGGCGGCGCCGACACCATCGTTGACCGACTGCCGCGACAGCCCCGTCCGCTCTTCAAGCTGCGTGAAGCTGAGCTCGTCCTCGTCCTTGTGCCAGCCGAAGGTGGCCCGGATGATCGCGAGCGTCACCTTCAACTCGGCCAGCGTGTCGATCTCGACGACGAGCAGGTCGAAGAAGGCGTTGGGCGCCTGCGTGTAGTTCGGTGCGTCGAAGGCGCGCTGAGTAGATAGACCCATAGCCGCCGTCTCCTGGCCGGTGCTGCCTAGCTCTCTTCGACCAGCGGCACCTTCTCGGCGTGGTCGATCTTGAGGATGTGCTTCTTCTTCGACGAGGAAACCTGCGACGTCTTCGGGTCGCGGATGTCCTTGTCGTGGACCTCGGCGATGTAGCCCTCGACGACGAGCCGGACGCGCTGGCCCTTGTCGAACTGCGTCTTCCCCATCTGAAGCTCGCCGCCCTGCAAGCGGATCGTCGCTTCGTCCGGCTTGCGACCGCCGACCCGGCTGCTCAGGTCGTTGTCGCCTTGGATCGACAGCTGCACGACCTCGTCGGTGCGGCCCTCGGCGCCGTTGTCGCCGGGCAAGTCCTCGTCCGGCGCCTTGCCCGTGTGCTGCTTCGTCGCAGCCTCCATTTGCGTACCTCCTACGAGTCGAATTCGACGTCCATCTGACGACCGCTCAGGGAGCGTCGGCCCGCTTCGCAGGCACTTCGACCGGGGAACGCAGGTTCGGAATCCGACCGTGACATTCCCTAGAGTGATCCGCCAGATAGACCCATTGGCCGCAGTTGTAACGGCCGGCTCGGACGCCTCCCTCGCGGAGGCGTTCGTCTGTCCGGGGTGCTTGGCAGGGTGCCGCCGGATGGAGCGTGGCGGCGAACTCCTACGGCTGACGATCTACGGGCAGGCGGCCGGGGCGGGCTCCAAGACGGCGGAAGTCGTGACGAAGAAGGGACCGGGTCCGCGAGGCCGGGTGCCGGTGCTGAAGGACGGGCATTACATCCTCCGCTACCGCCACCAATCGAAGAAGACCGAACCTTGGATGCGGGCGGTCGCCCGCGAGGCGTCAATCGCGTGGGGCGGCGACGACCTGCTCGAGGGCGCCCTGTGGATCGACATCGTCTGCTACGAGAACCGCCCCGATGGTCACTACCGCAGCGCGGGCGGTCAGCGGGTGCTTCGGCCGGACGCCCCCGCCCATCCCAGCGTCACCACGACGCACGACTCCGGCAAGCTGCGCCGCGCCATCGAGGACGCGCTGACCGGGATCGTCTGGACCGACGACAAGCGCGTCGTCGACGGCCACGACCGCAAGGACTACATCGAGAACATCGGCGAGTCGGAGCCGAAGGCGGTCATCCGCGTCGGCAGGATGAAGGCGCAGACGGCGGCCGAGCTCGGCGTCGTCTCGCCGCCCCCGACCGACGATCAGCTGAGCCTCAGTCCGGCCAGCTGACCTTGAAGCCGGGGATGCCGTTGACGACCGGGATGTCGTAGACCCGCGTCAGGGAGACGATCCCCTTCTTCGGCCGGCGGCGCCGGACCTTCAACTCGTCGGAGGCGGGGAACTCGGCGGCGATCTCCCGAAGCTCGTCGATCAGCTTCGCCCAATCCGCCGGGTGCAGCGTGACCTCGCGGAGCCGGTCGGCCCGTTCGACCTCGCAGGCCTTGACGGGGATGAGGCCGCGCTCGGCCAGCCACACGGCCCGCTTCTGCGTCAGCGGCGTCGCCAGGACGAAGCCCTCCGGCGTGTGGCGGTCGATCCGCAGGGCGACGATCTCCAAGTCCTCGACCTTCGACCACGCGATCTCCTCGAAGAGCGCGTTGCGGATCGACTCGCCGCGATAGGTGGACTTCTCCGTCATCGCCGCTGCTGCGCCTCGAGGTCGACGCCCTCGCAGACGAACAGGCGTACCGGCGCCGCGTCGAAGCAGAGCCGCCACTTTTTGAGGACATACTCGACGGTGCGAGGTTCCAACGCTTCGACCGGGATCGGGCCGTCCTCGGGGACGTACCTGATCTCCGGCGGCGGGCTGAGGAACCTGATGACGCGGTCGCGGATGGCGATGACCTCCCCGTCGCGAGGTCCGCCGACCAGCTGCGCCGCCGCCTGCGACGGCAGCGGGCGGCCCGCCGGTCCCCACTCGACCAGCAGGCGATCCCAGCCGGTCACGACTCCGGGGCGACGAGTCCGAGGAAGTCGTCGAGGTCGAGCGTCCCGGCCCGCAGTTCGCCGATGGCCGTCTCGAGGGAGGCCAGGCGGTCGAGCGCTGCGCGGTCTTGGAATTTCCGCGCCACGACGCCGACCTGTAGCGCGTGGCAGGCGGCGCCGAAGGCGGTCAACGTCGCGTTGCCCTCGACGCGGCGCTGACAGATGGAGGCGAAGGCCTTCATCGCCTCGAGGTCGATCTCCTCCTCCTCGCACCACTCCTCCGGGCCGATGCCGGAGTCGAGGACGAGGCGCAGGGCGCGGCCGAGGACCGGGTCGGCCATGACCTCCTCGAAGAGCTCGTCGTCGGTCTTCTTCGGCTGCTTCTGCTCGTCGGGGGTCGGGTCGGCCATCAGGACTCCTCTCCCGGCGCTGCGACGAGTTCGTCGAGCCGATCCGGCGTCATCATCGCCGCGAGGCGGATGCCGGCGGCGAGGCCCATCGTGAACGTGCCGCCCACCGTCGACCGGATGACCACGCCCGCCGCCGTATCGGCGTCGAACGGAGCGCCCGCGTCGAGCAGGGCTTTCTTCGCCTCCTCGACGTTGGCCGGGTCGGTCCCGTACTTGATCTGCGCGTCGACGATCTGATCGGTTCGGGTCCACAGCGCCGTCTCGCAGAGGCCGAGGAAGGGCGCCGTATGCGTCTCGGCCCAATCGAGGGCTTCGTCGATTTCCGGGCCGTGCAGCTTGCCGTCATCGGGGACATCGCGCTTCGCGTCGCTCATCGCTTCTTCCTACCTTTCGTTCGTTCCGCCAGTTGCGCCCGCAGCCGCGCTATCTCTTCCTCGGCCGCGAGGTACTTCTTCTTCCAGTTGGTCCGGGGTTTGGACGGGCCGCTCGGTTTCCTACGGACGCGGACCCGCCGAAGCTCGACGTGATTCTCCCGTTCCCATTGCTCGAGCCGGCATTTGTCGGAGTGGAAGCGCTTGCGCGAGTTCGTCGTCTCGAAGACGACTTCACACGTCTCGTTCGCGCATTCGATAGACCGGGCATCCGCCATATGCCGCTGAGCATCGTTGACAACGCTGCGGACGGAACGGATTGCATCGCCGGGCGTCCTACCCTTGGAGAGGGGTCGCGGCGCCGAGAGGCGGCCCTACGAAGTGCCGCTCGAGGCGCCCCTGCATCAGCGTCTCGGCCGCGAACTCCTCGACCGAGGGCGGCAGCCAGGCCCGGACGATCCTGATCTTCGACTCGGCCTTCAAGCGGTTGTGATGGCCGCAGAGCAGCCAGCCGTTCCGACCATCGGCGAGCAGGTCGTCGAGCGTCTTGCCGAGCGCCGCTTCGACCTCGGCGCGGCGAGGGTGGGATTTGATCCACCGCTGCTCGAGGACGTGGTCGCTCTCGAGGTCGCCGGGGAAGCGTTCGTCGCAGCCGCCAAGGTGGGCGAGCTCGCAGACGGGGCGCGGGAGCCGGAGGCTGGCGAGGTAGATGACCTCTTCGCGGTGGCGCTGCTGCGGCGTCACCGCTCGCCCACGATCCACACGAAGGCGTCGTTGCGGAGCTCCCACGTCCGCGCCCGTCCTCGGTAGGAGGTCGTGACCGTCTGCGAACCGCCCTCCTCTTCGGGATCGCCGACGATGTCGATGACCTCGCGCTCGCCTTCGCCGCGTTCGCGTTCGATGAGGTCGCCGACGCGGACCTCGAAGCCTTTGACTCGCACCGGCTCCACGGGTCAGCTGCCCTTACCGATGAAGCCGTTGACGGCCATCTGATCGCGGACTTCTCTCGCCAGCTGCGCGGCCGACTGCACTCGCTCGATGTCGAAGCTGCCGAGGGCGTCGCGCACCATCGCTTCGCAGTTGCCGAGGACGGCGCGATAGAGCATCGCGACGGTGCGGGTGCAATGCACCGAGGCCTCGACGACCTCCTCGGCGGTGAGGTAGACGCCCCCCCCCTCGACCGGGTCTTGCGTCAACCGCTGGACCGACATCATCCCGCTCGGCGCTGCCTTGACCTCGACCTTCGGATGCACGACGAAGCGGCACTCGTCGGCGTCGTAGTTGCTGATGCCGAGGATGCCGTTGGGCGCGTCCCCGACCGAGCGGATGGCGCCGCTCTTCGCGTAGTGCTTGATCTTCAGTCCCGCCATCTAGACGTACTCCTCCTCGTCAGGTTCGTAATACCAGCAGCCGCAGCCCTCGACCTGGCACTCGCCCATCTGATCGTGCTCGTCGTCGGCGTGGCCGCAGACGCAGGTCATCGCGGCCCGTAGCCCGCTTCGCCGAGCGCGGCGGCGACGCGCAGGGCGAGTTCGTAGTAGGCGGCGAACTCCTCGAGCCGGAAGCTGGCGAGCGCTCGGCGCACCGCCTCCTCCATCGTCGCCATCATCGCCTTCCACAGGACGTTCGCCTCTTCGGCGCCGGCCAGCCCGTCGACGACCTCCTCGACGCCGACCCAATCCGCGCCGGAGAGGTCCGCGTCGAAGCGGGCTTTCAGGTCGCGGCCGGGGATGTCCGGCTCGATGGTCGGGTCGATGGCGAAGCCGGGCGGGTGGTCGGGCGGCATCGCGGCGATGACCAACATGCCGGGCAGGTCGCCGGTCGACCGAAGGGCGCCCTGCTCCCTCGAGTAGCGGATCGTGAGATCAGCCGCCATCTACTTCTTCCGGTGCGCCTCGGCGTTGGGGCAGGTCGCGAAGTGCGACGTGTAG